ATAAATGTATGATTTAGTTACTCTTGATTTTTTCTTTGGGGGTTGAGTCTGTCTTTTGGGTTTAACCTCAATCACATAAGTCTTTATTTTCCCCGTACTTTCCTTTACTTTGATAATAAAGTCTGGATAATACTTATGAATTCTTCTATCAACTGGTGAGATGTATGGGATATGAAATTCTTCACTACCCCACTGAAGGATATTTTCATTTAAGTCACAGTATCTACAAAACTTGCGTTCCCAACTACTCCGACATATAATGTTTGATGAATCACCTTGATATTTGTCTGGGTATGATGGTTTGTATTTACTCTTAATACTTTCTGCCATACATAATATATAAGGTAAATACTATTTATAAATGCCATCCTCAAAGACGATAGCTGATTTAAAAACTAAATTTCTTAAACCGGCATTAACTTCTCATTATGAGGTTAAGATTCCTTTGGGTTCTTTACCAGCAGGTATACAAGATATTGTAGGTGCTTTAGATGAAAATGATCTAAATTTAAGTTGTATAGAGACATCATTACCTGGTTCTTCATTAGCAACCTTTGAAGTAAAGAATGATTATACTGGTGTAACTGAAAGACTTGCTCATAGGAGAATGTATGATGATAGAATTGATTTTACATTTTTGGTTGATGCAGAAAAATATTTTGCAATAAGAATTTTTGAAAAATGGATGAGATATATTGCCGGAGAAGATGCTGATCGTCAGGATGGAGAAACACAAACTGTAGTTGGTCCAAATTATCATTATAGAGTTAGATATCCAGGAACTGGAGCCGATGCAACTGGATATAGATGTATGAGAGGTTTAATGATAACAAAATTTGAAAAGAATATGAGAAATACTTTAAATTATGAATTCATTGGAGCATATCCAATATCAATTTCTTCGATGCAAGTGTCTTATGAATCATCAAGTCTTTTAAAATGCACAGTTTCTATGTCATACCTAAGATATGTCATAACTGAGTTGATATCTCCAGATCCTACTCCTTTTATTCCGCCACAAGCAACTAAATCAGATAAAAATAATACTCAAGAATTACCAGTTGCTCAAGCAAATGAATCTAAAGTAGTTATTCAAAACACTGGACCTCAAGGAGAAGGTCTTTATGATTCTGCGACTGGAGAATTTATTGCGTCTACAGCGCAGCAGCAAAGTTCTTAAAACCTCAATAAATAATCACACTGAAACATATCTATAGGTTATTATGCCATTACCAAAGATTGCTACACCCAAGTATGATCTTGAATTGCCATCAACAGGACAAACAATTCAGTATAGACCTTTTCTAGTCAAGGAAGAAAAACTTCTTGTCCTTGCAATGGAGAGTGAAGATACAAAACAAATTACAACTGCAATCAAATCAGTTTTAAAAAATTGTATTCAGACAAGAGGTGTTAAAGTAGAGAACCTACCTACATTTGATATTGAGTATCTCTTCCTTAACATTCGTGGCAAATCTGTAGGTGAAGAAGTAGAAGTTACTTTGATTTCACCTGATGATGGGGAGACTGAGGTAAAAGTTACTATTGCATTGGATGAAATCCAAGTGAAGAAAGATGATAAACATACAAAACAGATTAAGATTGATGATAGTTTGATGATGGAGATGAAGTATCCATCTCTTGAGCAGTTTATTTCTAGTAATTTTGAATTTAATGAAAAAAATCAAATGGAACAATCCTTTGATTTAATTGCTTCCTGTGTTGATAAAATTTATAGTGAGGAAGAAGTGTGGGCTGCAGGTGACTGCACCAAAAAAGAAATTACTGATTTCTTAGAACAGATGAACTCAGGTCAATTTAAACAAATTGAGACTTTCTTTGAGACGATGCCCAAACTTTCACATACAGTGAAGTTTAAAAACCCAAATACCAAGAAGGAAAATGAAGTTCTTCTAGAGGGATTGGCAAGTTTTTTCGCTTAGGCATGATCCATATGGATCTTGAGGCTTACTTTAAACTCAATTTTGCCCTGATTCAGTACCATAAATACTCATTAACTGAGATTGAAAATATGATGCCTTGGGAGAGAGATGTATATGTCGAACTTCTAAAGCAACATCTTGAGGAAGAAAAACAAAAACAAGAGCAGCGAAAGCATGGCGGTTAAGTCCTCTGACCCTATTGATATCCTCCTTGAGATGGGTATTGACCTTGACAATTTGTCAGAGGAAGAGGATTATCTTAGTGCGTTAAAAGAAGCAATTGCTACCATACAGTTTCAAACTAAGGGTGGAGGTGATGATCGCTCCAGAATTTTACAAGAAGAAGTTATAAAAGTAAGAAAGTCTAGAAAGGCAGCAGACCCAACATTTAAAGCAAGAAAGACAACAATAAAACCAAATGCTTTCTTTAAAAAACAGAAGGCACTTTCTGGAACTACAAAAGTAAAATCCGGTGCTATTGTACCAGTTCCTAAAAAAGAAGATGAAGTACAACCTGGTGGTGACATATTAAAAGACATCTTGAGAGGTGTTAATTCTATACTTGGAACTTTACAGAATCAAAATAAATTTACAAAGAAACAATCTGAGAAAGATAGGAAGTCTGCAGAGAGAAAAAAAAGAGGTGCTCAGGAAGATAAGTTAGAAAAAGGAGGACTAAAAAAATTCGCAAGTGGAGCAAAAAAACTTTTAAACCCAGTAACTAATTTCTTTGCAGAGGTATTAAAATTTATTGGTAACATCTTAATTGGTAGATTATTAGTTAAGATTGTTAACTGGATGGGTGATGAGAAAAATCAGAAAAAAATGGACGCCATACAGGACTTTTTTAAAGTCACATGGCCAGCGTTCTTGGCAGTCTTCCTAGCATTTAGTCTTGGTCTTGGTGGATTTATAACGGGTCTAATTGGTTTAGTTGGTGGATTTGCGTTAAAAATTGCCAAACTAATCCCCATGATGCTAAAGGGATTAGGGGCACTGGCAATAGGTAACCCAATCACAACTGCGGTAGTTGCTGGAACAGCGTTAGCTGCCATAGGTGCTATAACATCAATGAACCAAAATGAAGCAGAACGCGAGAAACAAAATGAAAAGGATGATGCGGGAGCAGTAACCCCTACAGAAACTAAAGAAACTGGAGAGATGCCGAAGGGTCCTCAGTTAATGGAAGAAATGACTCGTCAAGGAGGAATGGGTGCTATGTTTAACTCTGGTGGAATTGTTCCTGGTAGTGGACCAAACAAGGACACTGTGCCTGCTATGTTGTCACCCGGTGAATTTGTTATGAGTAGAGGTGCTGTCAATAAGTACGGTGCAGACACTATGGAATCTATGAATGCTATGGGTGGTGGAACAAACCGCCCAATGGTTAGAGGTGGAATGACATATGCTCAGGGTGGTGGATTTGCTGGTAGTAAAAACAGACCAGAAAAATCAAAGGCGAAGCAAGATATGGGAGATAGAAAGAAAGAGAGTAGTGGTAATTTTCTTACAAATATGTTCGGTGGTGGGAGTAAAAAAGAAAAGACCAGCAGCAGTAGTGGTGGTGGTGGATTTAATGAGTCATCACTGAAAGCAGCAATGGATAAGGCAGGATATACAGATCCTACAGAGAGAGCAATGTTCCTCGCACAGATGGCACATGAAAGTGGAAACTTTAGATATGATGAAGAGATACATGACGGGTCAAATTATGAAGGGAGGTCTGATCTTGGCAATACTCAACCTGGTGATGGAAAAAGATATAAGGGAAGGGGCTATATCCAACTTACTGGACGTGCAAATTACACTCACTATGGAAAAAAACTTGGAGTTGATTTAGCAGGCAACCCAGAATTGGCAAAGAGACCTGATATTGCTGCAGATGTTGCTGTTGCATATTGGAAAGAGCGAGTTGATCGTGAAGCAGCAAGAAAAGGTGACGTTAAAACTGTCACTAAAAATATTAATGGTGGATATAATGGGCTACAAGATAGGATAGATAAATTTAAAAAATATAGTGGTAATCCAAATTATAGTGCTCCTGGAGGTGGTCTTAAATCATCATCAAGTGGTGGTGGATCTGGTGTTGGATCTAGTGGTAGTTCAGGTGGTGGTATTAAATATAAGAAACCATCTTCTTCTACCAGTGGTTTAAAGATCAATACTGGACCAAGTTTGATGGACTTATATAAGGAACAGGAAAAAAGTTCTGGCAGATCTGGAACTATGGGCAATAGATCAGATGCTGCTCCAAATCCAGCTGCCACAAATGTTGCTCCCTCAAATGATTTACCAACAATCGATGCGAACGCAATGATTTCTCAAGATAAAATCAAAGTTCTAGGGATAACGGTGGTGTAGTATGGCATTAGCACTACTGGGAGGAGCAGCAAAAGCAATAGGTGGTAGTATAGTAAAGAATGTTGCCAAGAATAAGGCAAAGAGTTTTATTACTGGAAAGAAGAAAACAGTAGCACCAAGAGCAATTAAAAGTGGGGGAGGATATAGTGAACCTGGAGGAGGTGGCGGTGCCCTAACTGTAAGACCTCAAGCATCTCTAGTTCCATCAGTTGCACCAGTTTCTGCATCAGAGATTTCATCAGGAAGTAAATCCAGTGCCGATACTTTAACCCTTATAAAGATAAAAGTATTTGAGATTGATAAATTTCTCAAGGGAACTCTTGCACAAGAGAAAGCATCTACCAAGAAAACTAAAGAGTCTGATGAAAAGCAAAAGAGGAAGAAACAAGAAAGTGCATTAGAAAAAATTGCACCTAAACCAAAAGGCGTACTTAAAAAAATTGCTGCTCCTGCGAAGGGATTGTTTGATGGTATATTTAATTTTATTAGTAATATACTTGTAGGTCGTCTTTTAGTAGTTCTCCTTGAGAAAAATCCAAATCTTCCGGGAGGAAATTTATTAATGTTCCTTGCCAATATGGCAGAGAAAGTCATTGATACAATTTTAGGAACTCTTGATGCCTTTGGCAGTTTCTTATTATTTGGTCAGCAAAAACTTGATGGTGCAAAAGATTGGTTAGAAAAATATAGGGGTAATGAAGCAGGTGAAAGATTTGATGAATTGCTTGGTTCGTTAACCAATCTCTTTAATGCTGCTGTTATTGTTGGTAGTGTATTTGCTCTTACTGGTGGTGGTCCAGGTAAAGGTCCTAAGAAACCAACCAAAGGTCCAAAGGGTCCTAAGGGCAGAAAACCTAAGGTAAAACCAGATAAGAAAACCAGAACAAAGAGATCTAGCAAGGAAGCAAGAAAGAGATACGCTCGCCGCTATGGAAAAGATGCTGCGAAACAAAGGTTTGGTGGGCAGACTAGAGGACCGATGAAAGGTTCTCTTACTCGTCGTGCT